CCATATCTACATGGGGTGTGTTCTATCCTGATGAAGTAACACCGAATATAATATTGCTAGATTTAGTAAAAGATCGATTTGAGTTTCCTGAGTTAAAGAAAGTTGCCATGGAGCAGTATAAATACTGGGAACCGGAGTCCGTGATCGTTGAAGCAAAAGCCTCGGGCTTACCGTTGATACAAGAATTACGTCAGGTCGGTATCCCTGTTATCAACTTTACACCTTCTCGTGGTAATGATAAGTTATCCAGAGTGCATGCAGTGGCGCCTGTGTTTGAATCAGGAGCAGTGTGGGCACCAAAAGAACGCTGGGCTGAAGAGATGATTGAAGAGTGTGCCATGTTCCCTCATGCCGAACATGACGACTTAGTTGACTCGATGAGCCAAGCATTATTAAGGTTCCGTAAGGGTAACTTTGTATCGTTGAACGATGACTACGAAGATGAGCCCGTGGACCATGGACCAGAACCGGAGTATTATTAATGGCATACAATCCTTTTGATGATGTAATCGACCAAGACCCTGCTTATATGCAAACGGGTGGTCAGAGTGTCATTCCCCAAAAAAGAGCGGACTATTCTCAAGAAACATCAAAACCAATTGCTAGTGCGATTGCTAAAGGATATTCCTTACTAACTCCTGAACAAGATACTTTAGATGAAATTGAAAAGAACAAGCAACTGAGATCACTGTCCACGGCCCAAGCACTCAAAGGGACACAGTTCGAAGAATACGCAGGTCAAGCAGACTTACCGAGTTTCGTGGTCCAAAGCCCAGGGATCAAGGAACGTTTAGATCAAGCAGGATATCAACCTCAAAGTTTCAAAGAAGGCATGAGTCGCATAGGACAGTTTTTCTACGGCGACCAACGCAAAGCCTTTGATAAATTATCACAAGGTCAAGAATTAACTCAAGAGGATCGTAATGCGATTGCCTTTGCACCTTTAGATACATTAGATTTTTTGTTTCCTCCTGTTGCCTTAAAGAAGTTAGCGAACATTGGTTTGAAGACTGTCGATGATGTTTTGAAATCAACTTCTGATTTACAGGAAGTAAAACAATTAAAGAATTACTTTGGGGGTCAAGGGTTTACTCCTGCAGGAGTTGTAAGAGCACCCGAGACTGGAACAGGATTATCACCTGCAACAAAAGCAAAAAGAGATAAAATTTTTGAAGAAAAAAGAAAAGTAAGAGAAGCAGAGTTGATTGAAAACGCAAAAAAATTTGAAACAAAAAAAGAAGCGATTGCTGCTTCTGGTTTAAGCAAAGATAGATTTAATCAAATACTACGAGCTAATAATTTGACGGCAGCAGACTTAGGTTTAAAAGTTGGAAAAAGAGGAACACCTGACACTAGTGCAGAAAAGAAAAAGATTCTAGATGATTTTTTAGCAAACAATCCCGATAAAACATTTACAAGACAAGAACTAGCCGATGCAACAGGCATGCCAAAATCTTACGTAAGAGACAAAAGAATTTATCAGTCCGATGCACCTAATTTGGTAACTTATGCAAGCAGAAAAGCTGAGGAGTTTGATACAAAAATTAAAGGCGTAAATGAATTACTGGAAGATTTGAAAAAAGGAATTGGAAAAGATGGTAAGCCACTAGATAAAAATATGGGTCCAGACTTTTATAAGGGCTTAGGCTATAACATTGAAATTAATCCAAATAATTATATTGAGTTTCCCAAAAAAGGTCAGTTTGAAGAATTAACAGTAAACCCAGGTGACCTTGCTGGAATCATTGGAAAAAAAGAAAGTAAGGCAAACACAAAAATAAATAACTTAGCAAATTATTTAAATGTAAATCAATATAAGTCTGCATCAACAGAACTAGCAGCTAAAAAAATTATGCTAAGAGATTATTACAGAGGATTATCACCAGAGGGTAAAACAGAATTTGATAATGTAATAATGGATCCTGAAGGTTTTGGATTCTTACCTAAAAAAATTATGCAAGATGGATTACCTGTTGAAAACCCTGCATTAAAAACAAAGCAAGGACAAGATTATCAGAAACAAGCAATGAATAATCTTTTAGGTGCAATAGAAGCAATATCTGGAGGCCCCGATAATGTAAAAGCCATACAAAAGATGCAGGCAGATAAAAAAATATTAAATGCCTATGCTGATGAAAAATTTTTTAATTTACTACAAAATAATAAGGCTATGCAGGACAGGTTTTTAAGTGAAGCTAATAGAGTTGCAAAGACTGGTTTAAAAGAGGGTGAAAAACCAATCGTGTATAAAAAATGGGAAGATGCATTTCAATCATTTAAGGATATGTTCCACGGACAATTATCTCACGTTGTTTCATCAAAACATTTAGGAACACCTAAAGACCCTTTTAAAAAAGCACCTAAGTTAGAAGGTAAAAAACAATTCGCAGGATTAATGCGAATAAATTTTGGAAACCATAATATATCTCTTCAACCACGTATTGAAAATGTCGTAGATAGAAACGTTATCAAACTAACAAAAAGTCCAACGGATGAAAAAGCTTTACAAGATATTGCTAGTGCTGATGTTATGTTAAAAGAACGAGGTATGCTTACTTATATGCGTTTTACAGATAAAGAAATGTCTGATGATGTTTTTACAAAATTACAAGGTTTCTTTGGTCCAAGGCAAGTTTTTAAAGAGGGTGGACGTAAAACAATTATGTTAGGACAACCAAATGATCCTACTATAGATCAACTTAAAAGATATCTTGATAATAGATTAACTGACTATGAGAATAATCCAAATACGTTTAAACTTTCTGCTGCAACACCTGAAGGACAACAAAATAAATTTGAAGACGTCATGATGGAAACAGGTGACAACGATTATATAGCAAAAGGATTTTTAACTCCAAAATCTTTTGATAGAGGCGGAGCTGTAAAAATGGCAAAAGGTGGTCTTGATAGTGTCTTAGAAAACATGAACCAACAAAACTTTACACCCGACCCCGCTATTGATGGGGATAGTGCTTTTCAGCAAGCAGTAAAGTCTGGTAATCTCACAGCCTTTAACATTCCAAAAGTTTTTAAAACATTGGGTGATACCTTTGGTGTGTTCACTCCAAAACGTGCAAGTGCTCCGACAGCAACAACTGCAGAGGGTATTGATGCAGGAACAGCGCTTGGTGCACCACCAGGACAAACACTGCCTGCAACGAAACCTTTACAAAGTGAAGACTTTGTTTTTGAATCATTTACACTTGATAAAATAAACTCACCGACTGCACCGAAAGCTGCAAAACCACAAGACTGGATTAACTACTTACAAGGCGGAAAAGACAAAGCACCCAGTGCAGAACTTTTAGACTCAGGTTTATTTCAATACATGGCTGACTTTGAAAAGTTTTTCCCTAATCAAAAAATGACAAAACAACAAATTGTAGAATTGTATGAACAGTCACCCATAGCAAACTTAAAAATTAAAATTAAATCTATGGGCAATGCTCCGTCTCCCTATGAAGACGCACAACAAGTTATGGGTACTACTAGACATAGAAATGCAGGTAATGCCAGAATAGATGCAGGCGGCACAGATTATCGTGAGATTGTTTTAGAAGCAGGGGCATTACCAGGTGAACAAAAACCTTATGTTAATAGCACACACTTTAATGAGGATAATGTTTTAGTTTTCTCACGTGTTGCAAACTATGACAACAAGGCTGGTGAACAGGTGGCCGTGATTCAAGAACTTCAAACCGACCTTCTTACCAAAGTAAGAAAAGAACAAGAACGACTAAATTCAATAATCGAAAACAAAAAATTACAAGTTCAAAGAAACAATGACATTCTACAAAATCCTAACCGAGATAATTATGATAGAGCCATGGCAACAGAAAATCTTACAAGGTTAGTGCCAGAACTGAATCAATTAGAAAAAGTAAAAGAAACAAATCTGATATCACCCTACCCAATGACGGTAGCGAAGGATTTAATTCCTACGTATCAAAAACAATTAAACGATGTGCAACAACAAATAAATACATTGATGCGTGCAGGTATTGATCGTAGCGATCCTGAGTTTTTAATGAAGATATCAGAACTCGAGGCACAACAGCAAAAAGTTTTAGATGACTTATTAAATTTGAATAGAACATCAAACTTTGATGAATTAACAAAAGGAATTAAAGTTCCTAGCACAAGTGACTCTGAAGATTTAGCAAACATTGCACAAGGTCGAGATAACTATGCAAGTATGAAAGATTTAGAAACATTTCCTCCGATACCTTTTAACAAACAACCTGACTACGTTGATTTAATTATTAAAGCCACCATTAAAGATGCAGAGGCACGAGGCATTAACAAAGTTGCTATTATGCCTGCAGATGTCGGTGCCAATCCTCGTTGGGGTAAAACAACTTTACAGATGGACAGAGAAGATAAATCATCAGGTGATAAGTTTAGAAATCTTTACGACAAGGTGGGTGTTCAACAATTAAAAAACATCGCAAAGAAATACGGCGGACAATTAAATATTGAAGAAATTATAGACCCACAAAAAAGTAATTTAGGTTTGACATTTTCTACACGTAATATTGAAGGAACTGGATTTAATTTTATGAGAGAACTTGATGTGGATCCTGGTGCTATTAGTAGAGGTGACTTAGGGCCAGCAAATAGATTTTTAAATGAAGAGATATTAAGAATGGCTCAAGAGATGGGACCTAATGAAGTCGTATATAGAAAAGAAACAGCTCCAGGTCAAACAATGGATTACTTTGTAAAAATTGTACCTGATCAATTAACAGGCGTAGATAATTTTGATTTAGTTCCACTAAAGGCAGGTGATGATGCTTTAGATGCAAGAATTTTAATTGAAGATCGTGATCCAAGTGCAGTGAAAATGTACACAATAACTTTACCTGAGAAAACAAAAGACAAGCCATTCTTTCTATTTAGAAAAAAAGAAGGTGGTAAAATTCCAGGAGATAGGTTAGTTTCAATAACAGATATATATGGTGATTACTAATGGCAGAAAAATTTGATAGCACTGCAGAAACTCCTTATTTAGCACGTGATGCAAAAACAATAGGGCCCGGCGGCGGTGAAGACTTAAAAGCAGAAGATGTTGGCACGACTGTTGACATTTTACAAGATCAAGAAGAACCTAATGTAGAAATTGTAGAAGACGGTTCAGCTATTGTTGGCGAAGAAGATCAAGCAATAGATGCTGGGTTTGCTCAAAACCTTGCAGAAGTTATGGAGGAAAATGAACTTCAATCTTTAGCTAATGAACTTGTCGACAAAGTAGAAAACGATCGAGCTTCTCGTGAAGATTGGGAACAAGCATATACGAAAGGTTTAGACTTACTTGGATTCAAGTATGAAGAACGTTCACGTCCTTTTAGAGGTGCTGCATCCGTTAATCACCCCATGCTTGCACAAGCAGTCACACAGTTCCAAGCGATGGCTTATGTAGAATTACTACCAAGTGATGGACCTGTCAGAACACAAGTCGTTGGTGCAAACACACCCGAACTTCAACAATCAGCAGAGCGTGTAAAAGATTATATGAACTATGAGATTACTCATGTCATGGAAGATTACAATCCAGAAATGGATCAATTGTTATTTCAGTTACCTTTGTCAGGTAGTGCATTCAAAAAAGTTTATTACGACGAAGCTTTAGGTCGAGCCACATCAAAATTTATTCCTGCTGAAGATGTCATTGTTCCTTATGGTGCATCAGATTTAGATAGTTGTGATCGTCTAACTCAAGTTTTAAAAATGTCAATGAATGACTTGAGAAAAAAACAAGTTTCAGGATTCTATCGTGATATTGATTTACAACCCTATGATGGTGATGACACTTCTGATGTTCAAGAAAAAATGAACCGAATTGAAGGAACAAGTCCAACTAATTATCAAATGGACGACATGGCAGAATTATTTGAAATGCATGTTGATCTTGACCTTGATGGTTTTGAAGATATTAATCCTCGAAATGGTGAGCCCAGCGGTATTAAATTACCTTACGTTGTAACAATCGATAGAAGCTCTAATAAAGTTTTATCTATTTACAGAAATTTTAATGAGGGTGATGTACTTAAAAGAAAGAATGAATATTTTGTTCATTACAAGTTTTTACCTGGCCTAGGTTTTTATGGCTTTGGTTTAATTCACATGATTGGTGGTTTGACAAGAACTGCCACAACAGCACTTAGACAATTACTTGATGCGGGTACATTATCTAATTTACCTGCTGGTTATAAATCACGTGGTCTGAGAATTCGTGATGATGATCAACCCTTACAACCTGGTGAGTTTAGAGATGTAGATGCACCGAATGGAATTATTCGTGAAGCATTGATGCCTCTACCTTACAAAGGACCTGATGCCGTATTAATGCAGTTACTAGGTTTCTGTGTAGATGCGGGTAAACAATTTGCTGCTGTTGCTGATATGCAGATGTCCGAGATCGGTAGTTCACAAACTCCAGTAGGAACAACCATGGCTCTCATGGAGCGTGGCACGAAAGTGATGTCGGCTGTTCATAAAAGATTACATTATGCACAGAAGAAAGAGTTTCAGTTACTTGCAAGAATATTTAAATTAGTTCTACCTCCTATTTATCCTTACAATGTGACAGGCGGACCAAGACAAATCAAGATGCTAGACTTTGATGATAGCATTGACATCTTACCTGTATCTGATCCAAATATTTTCTCAATGTCACAAAGAGTGACACTAGCACAAAATCAATTACAGTTGGCTCAAACAAATCCACAGATGCATAATCTGTATGAAGCTTACAGAAGAATGTATATAGCTTTAGGTGTTAAAGATGTTGAACAAATATTACCTTTACCAAAAGGACCTCAACCTCAAGACCCCGCACAAGAACATAGTGTTGTTTTAATGGGTCAACCCTTACAAGCTTTTGCAGAACAAAACCATGAATTACATATCA